GAGGGATGAGGAGCTTAGAAGCTAAGATATGGGAAGACGGGCTAACAACGGAATTATTATTTAATGGTAAACCGTTTTGCGTACATACATGGTATAGCCGCAATTATGGAACTGATATAGAAGTTACAAACCGAATAGATAAAATATATGAAGATTGCAGAAACAGGGTTTTGGCAGGGTAACGATACTGATAAACATCATGCGTTTGATACAGCATTAGCTAACGAATTATCAGTACTTTTTAAAGATAAAAGCGTTATTGACTACGGTTGCGGTCAGGGCAAGTATGTAGAGTTATTTAACAACAAAGATATTATTGCTATCGGATATGACGGTAACCCCGATACAGAAAATATAAAGGACTGCCAAAGACAAGATTTAACTAAAAACTTTTACCCATCACCTTTATTTGATAGCGTTCTAAGTTTAGAGGTTGGTGAGCATATACCTAAAGAATTAACGGCAAAGTATATTGTAAACCTTAAAAGAGTTAAGCCCGAATTAATAGTTTTAAGTTGGGCTATACCCGGTCAAGGTGGCGATGGTCATGTTAACGAGTTGCCTAACGAGGAGGTTATAAAGATGTTTAGCGAGTACGAATACGATGCTGAAACAAGCCAACACTTAAGAAATGCCGCTACCCTTTGGTGGTTTAAAAATACGATAATGGTGTTTAAATCAAGTCGGCAAGCCCACAATAAAGGTTAACCGTTACGCCTTTCTCCTTTAGGTACAAGAATAATTCTATTAGGTGTTTAACCGTGCTATTAAGCTTATGCTTTTCGCCCAAATGCGGGTGGTTTACAAGGTCGCAGCCGTAAATATTTATTTCTTTTGCCTTATATATATTATAGGCTAAACTTACCGCAGCATAAACAGACGTAAAACCAAAAACAACAGTATTAGGTTTGTCTAAAGACCATATCTTATGAGTACCACCTAATGCATATTCTTTAAAGTTAGGTTGAAACTGCCTAAATTCTTGCCTATGCGACCAAAATGCAATCTTTGGCTTATAGCTACATAGCGTTTTCTTTCTTTCGCCTTTAAACCGATATAGGTTGTCAACACAAATAACCACGTCCGCAGGGTAGAAAGCCCCTATATCGTTCACCCCGATAGTTAAGTTACCAGTTGGCTTATATTCTTTTAGGCTTGCACCTAACCCTAATACATCTACTTGCATTTTTTTGTAGTAAACAGTTTAGCCAAAGGTAACAATTTTGTACTAATGGCAAAAATAGCTGAAATATATGCTTATGGTGAAGTTGACAACGTAGCGGCTGATATGGCTGATATGTTTGGAGTGGTTTCACTTGATAGCATTCGCAAACAGTTAAACAATGCGGGAGAATTTGATAGTGTTCGTGTACACATACACTCACGGGGCGGTAGCGTTAGCGAGGGCTTTGCTATCCATGATTACATTAAGTCGTTAGGCAAGCCAGTTGAAACTATTATAGAGGGATTGTGTGCAAGCATAGCTACTGTTATAGCCTTAGCGGGTGAAACCCGTTTAATGACACCTAATAGTGAGTTCTTTATTCATAACCCCTGGACTGAAGCGGGTGGCGATGCTGCTAAGTTTACAGAGGTAGCTCAAATGCTTACCGAAAACGAGAATAAGTTAGCCGATTTCTATGCTGCCAAAACAGGGCAAGCAGCCGATAGCCTTAAACAGCTTATGGCGGTTGAAACAACCCTAACACCGGGTAAAGCCTTAGAACTTGGTTTTATTACCGCAATAGCCGAGCCGATTAAGGCTTATGCTAAAATTGATTTGCAACCTAAAAGAAAAGTTGAAATAATAATGGAAACAAAAAAAAGGTCAATACTTGACAAACTAAAGGCTCTGATTAATGACGAGCCAAAGGCTTTACATTCTGCCTTAGAAGATGGAACGGAACTGTATATGGAAACCGAAGATAGCTACCCAAAGGTAGGTGATATGGTTTACATAGGCTCTGACAACACAGGCGAGAAAGCCCCTGATGGTGAACACGCTTTAACTGGTGATTTAACTGGTTACCGCATTGTTGTTGCCGATGGTGCTATTACCGAAGTGTATGCACCAAGCGAATACACAATGGCAGAAATGCAAGCTAAGGTAGCAGACCTTGAAGCCCAACTATCAGCTTACCAAGCTGACGAAGCCGAAGTTGCAACCGCCTTAGAAACAGCTACCGCAACTATTGAAGAGCAAGCCGCAGAAATTGTAGCCTTGAAAGCTAAAGTAACAAGCGACTACACTCCTAAAGCACGTCAAAAAGAAGTGCTTAACCGTGCTAAAACGACTGAAGATACCAACCGTATCGAAAGCGCAAAAGAACGCAAAGCCGATTACGTTAAAATAAAAAAACAAACATCTAACTCTTAACCCGAAATGGCAATTTTAAACCCAACAAATTACACATTCACCCGTAGGGAAGTACAAACCCTTTCGGAAGCTATCTTTGAAGCCCTGTTTCAAAAGCAAGCTATTACCGAGTTCCACCAAATATTTACCGGCATTAAAGCAAACAAGCAAATTGTTTTCTTAGGTAAACTTGGTTTATTAGGTAAAGAAAAAACAACCTGCTCAACCACAGCCGATACCGCTTCTATTGATATTAGCGAAAAGGTATGGACTCCTGCTTACATTGCAGCCCGTATCGAAGACTGTTGGACTGACTTAGAAGCATCTTTCTTTGCATGGGCTACTAAAAACGGAGTAAACAAAACCAATATCTTAGATACTGATTTTGCAAACTTTGTTGAAGAGCGTTTAACCGATGCAGCAGTAGAAGCCGCTTGGCGTATTGCTTGGTTTGGTGATACTGATGCTGCCAACTTTAACGATAGCCCTGCGGGTTATATTACTAATGGTATTGATGTTGACTACTTCAACCCGATTGATGGTTTTTGGAAACAACTATTTGCTGTTGGCACTGCAACCGCAGCACGTTTGGTATCTAACCTAACAGCTAAAAATGCTGAAGCTACCTATGCTGACCAAGCATTTGATTCTACCGACCTTACCAACCGTATCGCAACTGGTACTCTACACTCTTTGAAAGTAGGTGCGGACTTCCGTTTGCGTGACCGTTCTGACCTTGTTTACCTTGTAACACAGTCGGTTTTTGACCAGTACGCTTACGAGTTAGAAATGCAAGGTGTTGATAGTTCTTTCAAGCGTATCGAGGGTGGTTTTACCATGCTATCATACAACGGAATACCGGTAATTGCGGTTAACTTCTTTGACCGTATGATTAGCCTTTACCAAGATAGCGGTTCTAACAACTACCGCCCTCACCGTGCCGTTCTTACAACTACCGAAAACTTAGGCTTAGGTGTTGAAGAGGTTGGTAACCTTTCTGAAGTAGCTGCTTTCTATGCTGAATACGAAGAGAAATATGTAGCTAAATTCGCCTTTAACATTGATGCTAAGGTGCTTGAAGATTACATGGTACAATTAGCTTACTAACTTTTAAAAACTAAGAATTATGGCACAATGCGGTGGCATTAGCGCAAACATACTGATAGACTGCGACAATCCCCCAGTAGGGGGAACGTCGGACGTTCTTTACCTTTTCAACTTAGATGGGGCATCATTTACCTACGATACAACAGGTATCTTACCACATAAAATTGTTGATGGTATATCGTTAGCATCAGGCGAAACAATCTTTAAAATAGAGGGTCGTAACAACTCAATAACAGCAGGTACAGAATTGGTAAAAGGTCAATATTTTGACAGCTACCAACACAACGTAGGTTTTGCAGCTTTTGACATTACTCCTGAAACAAAGGCTCAAATTGAGAAAATGGTACAAAGCGGTAACCTTGTGGCTATTGTAGGTAACAATAACCGTTCTGCTACTGGTAACACAGCCTTTGAAATCTACGGCATTACCAACGGCTTAGAAGTATTAACATCAGTACGCAGCGTTCTTGAGAACGATGGCATCTATGTTTTACAACTTGGTAGCGGTGAACTTGCTAAAGAACCTCACTTACAATTTAGCGTATTTGATACCGATTACGCTACTACATTGGCACTTATTGAAGCCTTATTGTAGAATTGTTTAACTAACAGGAAAGGGGCGATAAAAAGCCCCTTTTTTGTAACAACAAAATCTTATGAATTTAACCGTTAACCAAGTAATGTACAATGCAGAGGCTCAAAAAGAGTTTGCCGCATTGTATAAATCTACGTTTGGCAAAACTGTAAATTGTAACACCTGTCCAGGTAGTTTGTATAAGGAGTATTTTAAGTTAAAAAATCACTTATCTTTGGGCAAAGAAGAACAAGTTATGACTAAGAACTTTATTTTAAAAAGCGGTGCGCTGATAACCTTTAAAGGTAGCGTATATTCAGAAGCATTCCTACCAGAAGCGGTAGCTATTGATATGCTAACGTCTAATCGTACATTTTACGAAAAGAAATTTAAGTCTATTAACGAGGATTTACTAAAAGAAGTGCCGGTTGAAAAGGTGGCTAAAGTAAAAGCTGAAGTTATTACCGAAGAGGTAGTTAACGAGGTTTTTGCTGAAGTAGCAATTGAAAAAGTAACTAAACACATTAAAAAGCGCAAAGCTAAGTAATGCAAAGAACGTCTATTATAAATATATCGGATAGGCTTTGTATTAAACGAATACCAACAGAGGGGATACTTAGCTACGATATTGACAACGCTTACCCACAGCGAGTAATGGATATTATTCGGGGTAGTGCTACGTCTTTTAAGTGTAACGATATTCTTTCAAAGTTTATCTTCGGTCAAGGCTTTGCCGACAAAACCTTTTACAAAAGCAAGGTTAACAAGTTGGGGCAAACTACTGATATGCTATTGCGTAAGTCAACACAAGACTTAGCGATGTTTCGTGGTTTGGCTTTGCACGTTAACTATAACGCTAATGGTGAGATAGTAGGTGTTACTTCAGTACCTTTTGAACATTGCCGTTTGGCAGTTGAAAAGGATAGCTATATACCTTATGCGGTGGCTGTTTATGATGACTGGGGGCGTAAACGTAACAGGCAAATCAAGAAAGACAACATAGATTACATAAACTTTTTTAACCCTAATAGGGTGCAAGAAGAGGTTTTAGCTGCGGGTGGTTGGGATAAGTACAAAGGTCAGATTTTGTATTATTCTGCCGATGGGCATGAGTACCCAACAGCAACAGCCGACCCGGTGTTAGAAGATTGTGTTACCGATGGCGAAATAAAACTAAAAAAATACCGTGATGTAACTACTAACTTTATGGCATCGCACATCTATATCAATAGGGGTGTGTTTGAAGACGAAGCCGAAAGGTCGGGAATGCAAGATACTTTGCAAAGTTTTCAAGGCTCTGACAATGTAGGTAAGATAATGATGGTTGAAAGTACCGAAGAGGCTACCGACCCCAAACTATTAAAGGTTGACATACAGAATACCGATAAGTTGTTTGAATATACAGAGCAATCGGTGCAAGATAACATACGTCAAAACTACGGCATACCAAGTATTTTAATAGGCAAAGAAACACAAGGCAAGTTAGGCACAAGCGGCGAGTTTATAGAAGCTACCGACAATTACAACAAGAATACTAAAGACGAAAGGTTAGTTGTTGAAGAGGTGTATCGTAAAGTGTTTTCACGTTACTATTACAACATTAACCCAACAAACGATTACTCAATTATTCCAATAACAGCAACAGCTGAAAACGTAGACAGCGAAAACTTAGCGGCTGCGATTGGTGTAGGTGGCGTGCAAGCATTAACTACAATTTTAGTTGATCCTGTATTAACACCCCAACAAAAGGTTAACACAATACAGGTTGTTTTTGGAGTTGACAAACTAAGTGCTGAAGCTATGGTTAACGGAACTCAAATTATAGAATAATGGCACTAATAACATTTAGCGACTTTGAGCCATACAGGGAGTTAACGGGAAATTTAGACGTTACCGAAAGGCTTAACCCATATATAACACAGGCGCAAAACTTTGACCTTAAACCCTTAATGGGTAATCAGTTTTACGTTGATTTGGTAAACAACCCAAACACTACCGAAAACACATTATTGTTAGATGGTGGCGATTATGTTTACAATAATAACACCTATACGTTTACAGGCTTAAAAGCCGTTATTGTAATGTTTGCTTATGCACGTTTCTTGCAAAACCAAAATATTAACGTGACAAGGTTTGGCATTGTATTTAAAAACAATAACGATGTATCTGAAAGGGTAGATACTAAGACTTTACAGTTTGCAGTAACCAACGCTAAAGACCAGGCGGTTAGCTATTGGAATGAGTGCATAGAGTTTTTGTGTAATAACTCTACCGATTACCCATTATGGGGCGACGATGCACCGGCTAACCCTAAAACTAAAAAGAACGTAGTAGTTAGCCCCGTTGGTGGCAATTCAAATACTCGCAATAAGTGTGTAAATTGCAACCGAATAAGCTGCAATTGCCATGACGTATAAACCCTTTGCAACCGATGTACTATTTTTAGCTAACGTTACCTTTCGCAGAGGTGCGGTAAACGGCTATGTGTGGACTTCAGATGCCAACGGTAAGGGTAGTTGGCAAGCGGGCGGCGGTGGAGTAACACCCGCAGCATTAAGCAAGGTTGACGATACTAACGTAACACTTACTTTGGGTGGCACGCCATTAACAGCCTTATTACAAGCCACAAGTTTAACTTTAGGTTGGACTGGGCAATTAGCGGTAGCAAGGGGCGGAACGGGATTAGGTGCATTAGGAACGGCAAACCAACTAATACGAGTTAACGCAGGGGCAACAGCTTTAGAATACTTTACCCCTACTTATTTAACAGGCTTAACAGTAGGCACTACCCCAATTGCAAGCGGAACGGTAGGGCGCATATTATTTGAGGGAACGGGCAACGTATTACAAGAAGCCGCAAACCTATTTTGGGATAACACCAACAGCCGACTATCTTTGGGTTTTGGAGCAAGCCCAACAGCCCGTTTAGACCTATTAGCTGCCTCAACAAGCGGGGCAAACTTAGCTATAAGGGTAAGGGATAACGGTAACACATTTAATCAGTTTACTGTTTACGATAGCGGAGTTGCTA